AATAATTTCAATTTCGCTAAAAATACGTTTTATACTCTCAATTGCTCCCATCACACGCCACACATAGCTATTATCCATCGGCTTGAGATCGTCTTCAACGCAAGATCGATAAAAATCTAAAGCGCTGCTCATAGCTGAAAGCAGTTCCTTTGTTACATCATTATTTTTCCAATCTGCAAACGATTGTTTAGTTGTCATATATATTCACCTCTTTTAGTTTAAAATTAATCTATCAGTTTTTTTACCTTGTCAAATAAACTCCAAGCCTCTAGTCTAATATCTTCCATATAACGTGCTTCATTTGGTTCGTTAAAATCAGTTCTAAGCAATAGCACTAACCGCAAACACTCAATCATAAGAACCAGATCAGATTGCTTTGTATTGACACTCATGAAATATATAGATTTTGGTATCCTCAATTCGTACTTATCAGCACAGCACAAAGGCTTTGCCTTATCTTCCCGTAAAAATGTTTTATTTATAAATGATTCTATGCCATGCAGACCTAAACCTTCTTCTATAAAGAATACATAAATCTTTACAGTAGACACCTTATAAAAATTTTCATCTTTTCTAAGAGCATCTTCCATTTCATATGTAAAACTTTTTATGTTTTTCATCTCTAACCTTTTGCTGACACGTTTTTCAATTGCAGCTTTAGGTGGATTTTTAATTTTGCGAGTCGTTTGTTTTGTTGTCATATTTAAAAGCTCCTTTAAGTTATTAGTCAAACCAAAATTCTTCATCTTCTTTTATTGTTGTGATTCCTACACAAACTTTTCCGATATACACTTTGTATTCTGTTCCATCTTTTTGCTCCGCTCCTTCTATAAAACGCATCTCTTGTTCCGTTCCTGCCGCATCTGTGATCGGAAATACTAAACAATCACCTTCACTCATTATTTTTTTCTCTTTTTAATCTTCATAACCTCATCAATTAAATACTCGATCAAATAAGCAGAATATTCTTGTGTTTCTAATCTCAACTCAAAACCAAAAGCATGAGCCATCCAAATTAATATATGCATACATTCATGACAAATAACATGATCTTTTACATTTGTCGGAGCTAGAATATAATATTTTCTGCCCACATCTTCTATTGAAACACCATTAGATAATGAACCTTGTTCTTCTGACTTAAGTGGTCGACCTAATATTTTTCTAGCTATTTCCGCCCAATTTTTATCAAAAACAACAAAAATTTCGCAATTTAAAAAATCAACTTTAAACGAAGGGTATTTTTTCATATATCAATCCTTTAGTTTGATTATTTTTTCTATATCGTTGATTATTTCATAATAGCGAGGAAAATATTTTTTAAACTTTCTTCGGGTTTTCTCTCTATTACTCAGCCAATTAGCAATACATTCTTGACTGCATAATCCATTCATAAATGCTATGCCCATCATTTTCCCGCATTCAGCACATCGTTCGTTATGACTCATTACTTGGTGCGCCCCCTATAGCTGTGGTTGCATCCATAGCGCCACCAGCTGGGGGAGCACCTTCTGGCATTTCTGGTGGAGGTGCTTCTTGAGGCTGTTCTTGTGGTTGCGGACTACCTGTAGGTTGTTCGGGCAACTGCTGATCTGGTGGAGGTGCTTGTTGTGGTTGAGGTGGGGGTTGTATTGCTTGAGTTGCTTCTTGACCTAATGGCTCTTGCTCTTCAATTTTCTCTTCTGTTTGCATTGCTTGATTAAACGCTTTTTCTCCAACTGCCGCTTCTGTCATTGCTATAGAGTTGCCAGATTCTATTTTATTTTTAGCTACTTCCGATCCTTTGACGTATGCATCAATCATCACCTTAGTTTCTTCCAAATGTACTTTTTCTTTCATCTCTTCTATTGAACATAAATTTAAAGCTGCTTGGCTATTTTTGTTTTTAGTGTCGGCTGCTTTATTCTCTAACTCAGCTTGTACCTCTGGCGGTGGTGGTGCGTTAGGATCTGGTGGTGGTGATAATATTGTTTTAATGTTTGGTATCTTCATGGCTTCTAAGAATCTTTCAGTAGCTTCTCTAGCGTCTATATTCGGATCCTCTTTTAACTGATAAACAGTTTGCGCTTTACTTAATGATTGCGCGTCAACAGACAAATTAGGATCAGCAACTGGAAATACACCATAATCATCTGCTTGATAATCCCCTGGCAATAACATTCCAGCTGCAACAGCTGATCTATATTTTTCACTCCCCCCCGTATATTTTTTATTTAACTCATATACTTTTTCAAATTCTAATTGTAACGAATAATATAAGCGCATTAAAATAGCCCCAAACACTTTCATCCCTTGCTGTATTAAATTTATTACTGTCGTAGCTGGAGTACCGCTGCTTGGGGATTGACCTTGCATTACATCGCTAACACTTGAGATCTCCTCGCCCGCTTTTATCAGCATCGTTAAAAGCTGAAAAAGTGCCATAGACGGTTCTTTGACTGGCAATGGTACGATATTATCTTTAATGCTGCTCCCTGGTTTTGTGTCTATTTGTTTCCATTCGCCAGGTTCTAATCTCATATCTCCTTTTTTTATTCGCAATCCATTTCCGATAAATCCACTTTGCAAATTTGATAAAGTGCCAGCGTCTAATAATAAATTAACAATGGTATTAACACTCTCGTTAATCGGCGATAGCATATGTGCAAAACCCATGCCGTAGAAACCCCCGTTGTACGAAGGTATGAAAGTGTAGTGCGTAAAATGTTGAATTGGATTTATCTTTATAAATTTATTAGTTTCATCATTAAACACAAACGAAGTCTCATCGTATCGCGCAACTAAACGAAATAGCTTAACGTTATGTTTGTGTACTGTAGCAATGTATGGCTCTTGATAACCGTCATCGTCTAAATCAAGCCATAAATGCTGTTCTTGAAACAGATGACGACCTGTATAATCAATTTCCGTTGTTGACTCGTAGTTTTCAGCCGCTATTGCCTTTTCTTCTCCAGCCTCATACTTTGATTCTGCATAAGCATCGTCTTCTTCTGATTCTGATGAGTCATGCGCTCGCAAGTCTGATAACTTGCAATCTAAAAACTCACCAGCATTTTGCCGCGATTTAATGTAATTAATATCCTTTTCCATTCTATGCGTGATGCGCGGTGCTGTATCTAAATCTTGAATACCGTTATTAACAATAATATCCTGCGGCAAGCATAACTCCACCACATTATTTTTTTCTGTTTGATCTCGATACGTCTTAGTAAAAGCGTTGCCGCAAAATGCTACAACCATTAACAACTTATCTTTACTCATCAACCAATGGCTGCCTTTGCTCAATAATTGATATGACATGTGAGCTGACAAACGTTCTGCACGCTGTGTATCCTCGTCTGTTGGATCCGGTTTCATCACATCGAACATCACAATTTTATCGCCTTTGACTAACTGCGGCAACACTCTGGCGTTAAACTGTACTATTGCATTAAGCAAAAGCGGGAATTTAACATTTGCAGCTCCTTCCCATGGATATGATTTCCCATCTTGCACTTGATTTACAATAGAGACCGCGTCTTCAATGATGTCATCCCACTCACTGCGACTATCAAGATCAACTTTTGTGTTTTTCACAACCGCGTTAGCTATATTTTCTTTTAGCTCATCGCTTAGAGTTTCAGCTATGTTTTTACTTTGCATATAATCTCTGAGTTTTTTTGGTATGCGCTTATCTATACCATCATCTTGTTCAACATCGCTATTCTGTTCTAGCCCTACACTTTGTTGTTGCTCCGGCATTTGTTCTGGCATTTCTTGTGGTGCTTGTTGTCCTGCACTATCAGCTTGATCGTTATACATAATTCAACCCTCTTTTAATAGCCGCCGACTTTGCTGCGGCCGGTTCGTTCATAATCTAAATTTTTATCATTAATAGTCTCGTGGCTATAATCAACGTAATCTTTATACTCATACAATGCTACTTGTAGTGCGACTTGCAGTCTAGAGTACTTGTTTTTGATCGGCTTATTGTCATAGTCCGCATCTGTTTTACTGCGCGCTTTATAGCAATATGCGCCGATGAAACCCTCTCTCAAATCCGCGCAAGTTTTTGGCAACAGGCTAAACTTAGGCACTCCTTCATCTAATATTGATAATATCTCTTTGACCCGGTCTATCATTTCAGATTCATCAACCAACGACATATCAGTGTAATCTATCTCTTGCTCGATTAATATCTCAGCCCAGTACGCGTCTTTGCGTTCTGATCTCACATAAAAAGTAGGCTTTTTCGTACCAAGGACTTTTTTAAGATAAGGTTTTAGTTTGTTAGCTATAAATGACTCAATGCCAGCTTCATACGTAAACTCTTTCATTGCGACGATTGTGTTATGCTCTGTAACGCCCACAAGTACTGCTGACACTACGTTATCAATGTTAATGCCAATGTAGAAATCTAACAATTCCGGTTTATCTGCGCTGTTTAAGTCGTGTATCAGCGTATTATATTGCTTATACACAGCGAGAGTGTTTGCGAACCTCTTTGTAAGATAGTTGATAAGTAAAGTATAAGCATCTACATCATCATCATGTGTAGCGTTCGGAAACGTGCTAAGTTGATGTATAAAATCTTCTTTCCACGGCGCAAATTTTGGCAGATGAATCAAGCCTGTTTCTATTGCATCTGTTGTCGCTTCTGCGCGTGCTAGCTTTGATGTGTCGACATTAACAGCTAGTACCGGCACTCGTGTAATAGATTTAATTTCTTGCACTGCTGATGATCCACTGCTCTTATCTTCAATTAAGACTATGTTCGGATCCCATTTGTAAGCTGCATCTTTGATAGCTTGCTTGAGCGCAGGCATTTGCATACGTGCTTTAACTCTGTCTAAAATATAGTATCCGTCTGTTGCTACTCCGATTGTAATCCCAACGCTATAGTCGTTGACTTCTTTGTCTTTGACTGCTGTATCCCAGCCTTGCACTATAAAACTAAATTTAGGCAGATCGTTATAATCGACAATTTTATCCACAGGAAATATCATACCCTCGGCTGGACTTGGTCTGCCCTGATATAGCGCGTAAAAGTCATGACCAAGCACTTGTTTTGTCTTTAGCAATTCATCGTAAGAGAATCGCTCCGGCCACAACGGTTCATCTATCTTACGCCCAAGCGGGTCGTCTTCCTCTGCTAGTGCAGGGATATTTACTACTTCCCACTCTCCAGCATGCTCACTGTTTAAAATTCGACCAATTAGGTCATCCTCGTGCCATCGTGTAAGTATCACAATTATCGCGCCACTAGGCTCTAGTCTAGTATATAAATCAGTGCCAAACCCGTATCCCACCTCATTTCTGAACGTTTCTGACTGTGCCTCTTTTCTGTTTTTGATTGGATCATCTACTATAAATAGATTAAATCCTTTGCCTGTTATTCCCGATCTAATTCCGAAGCATCTATATAGTGCGCCTGATTGCAAATACCATTCTGCTGCTGCATCTCTAATTTTACTGATCTTAAAGAGTTTGCCCGCTTGCGCTCTAGTCTGTCGAGAAAATCCGTTTGCAAAATCTTGATTGTAAGCTGCAACCCCAATCCTAGCAGCAGGATACTTACAAAAAAAATAGTTTGGAAATTTGATTGTACACATCTCAGATTTTCCGTGTCGTGGAGGCTCTGATATCAAGAGTCTTTTTAGTTTGCCTGAGATTATTCTATCCAGCTTTTCTTGCAGATAAACTAAATGTGGTTTATCCCAAATCATAGTCGGATAGTTATACTGCAACCACTCTTGATAGTTATCACCTGATCTTGCTATCTCGATTGCTCGCTCTCTTGTAGACTCAATTTTGTTCAATCTTGCTGCAAAACTCATAGTGTGATTATATCTAAATTAATACAGCTGCAACGTAGTTATCTTTGTGCAGCACGGAGTACAACGTAGTGCAGCAAAGTAAGTATCGTCACAGCTGTAATTTTTATATTAATGAAGCAAGCTACAGCTTACGCGGCTTACTCTGTTCGCAAATTCCCTTGTTTGCAAACATACAAAACTCTTCAAGCTTAGTTTTGCAAATGCTAGCGTAGCGCGAGTTACTTAATGTTTCTTCTATAAAGTATAGCATTTCACTACATCTAGCTCTCATAGCATCTGTCAATTCAATCTGAGAATCTGTAATATCTTCACGTCTAAATTCCTCTCTGATTTCTAAATTGCTCATTTTTACACCTATTTTTAAGTTGACTCTAACTCTTTTAATCTGCTCTCGATATCGCTCACAATCAAATCTAGTTTAGAGCGCATAGCTAGCGCATCGTTTAAAACTTTGTAGTTGTTGATAGACAGCCCCCCATCCGAAAACATTTGATCTATCATCCTGATTTTTTGATCCGTTGTCGTATCAAATCCTTTGTCGTCTTTGCAAAAATTATCTAGAGTAATAAACGTCTCAGTCTCACGCCAACCGCCCCGCGTTTTTAAAATAAAACACAAAAGCGCCGTGTCTGCTTTGCTCGTCATTGCTCGTTGCAAAGCACACTCGCCTACAGCAGTGATAGCGTCAGCCTGGGATTCGTGGAAAAGCGCAAGATCAATTTTTGAATTTTGAAAAGTTTTTTGAGAGATTCCAAGTGCTGTAGACAGCATTTTTAGCGTCATTCCAGCGCGCGCCATTCTTTCAATGACCACGCTCTCATCTTTTTTCGCACACCATCGTGCCATAAAAGCACCTTTTTTTATATAGTATAATGATACGCTTGTGTATCAATTTTCACACTTTACCACATTTTGCGAGCAAATCAAGCAAAACGTAACTTTTTGCGCTATAATCCACGCTTTAACAAATTAACAAATAGGAGTAAACAAATTATGAACATCAATATATCTTTACCAGTTTTAATTTTTATCGTGTTAATGATCTTGAAATTGACGCATGTTTTAGATATTGGCTGGCTAATGATTGTGCTTTGGTCGTTAGCACCAACACTATTTTTTTTATTAGTTGCTGCAATTTTGGGATTAGTTTGTTTTCTAGTTGTAATTGTTGGAAAAATACATTTTAAATTAAAAAATAAATATTTATAACAAAGCATTAAGCAATTGTCTTACAAAATTTATGTGGAATAACGTATAAAATAGCTTGTGTTTGTCAAAAGAGCAGTTATAAGCGTAACTATCAATAATAAAAAAAAGTAAATTATTTTCAAAAAAGCTATTGACAATTACGCATGATGCGTTAGAATGTAATTGTATCTTGTGATACACAATCAATAAAAGGAGTACAAATCATGAACAAAGAAATTAAAGAAATTATAGATTCAAAGACTGTTGAAAAATACGGCTGGTGGAATGTAAAATTTGAGATAACTTTAGAAGACGAAGAAGAAACAATACGTTTTGACGATTTAAGCGAAGAAACACAAGAGCATATATGCAAGCAAATTTCTGACGGTGTCACATCAGGACAATTTTGCGAAGTAGAATAAAACTTAATCAAGGAGTACATAAAATGAAAAGTATATATGACAGATTACCTACAATTTTAAGTAGAAAAGAAATTAAAGCTAATGAAAAACAATTAGAAAAAGACTGGCAAAAAAATAAAGCGTATCGCGCAGAAGAAGCAGAACAAGCAGATGCAGAATTGCGTGCAGAAGAAGAATATAATGAGCGTGCAGACGCAGAAGAGCAAAAACATTTAAAAAGCTGGTACAAAGCTCGTGATAAAAATTATTACAATGCGCATTGCGACAACCCAAATTGGCGTTGGTAAGCTGCTTATTCAGCAGTATACAATAACGAATGCAATAAAAATTTCTAAGCTGCCTGTTCGGCAGTAAATGTTACAAAGATAAAGAATCTTTTCTAAGCTGCTTATTCAGCAGTAAAGAGATGATAACAGAAAACTTATGAAAACACAATCAAATCAAGGAGTACAAATCATGATAGAATACAAAATTAAAACAGCTAAAGGAATTTACAAATTAAGCCCTGTCATGCATGTGTGCCCTAATCAAGAAAAGTATGTGATTCCTGGGGTGCTTGAGGTTTTTAGATTAAAAAATGGTAAATTCGAATATATAAACAGCATTTTTTATGACAGCGTTTTCTCTGAAAATTACATACCTGGTCTAGACGATTTGACTAAACAAATATTAAATAACGAAAAACATAATCACGCGTATCACAGTGCTGAAGAGTCTGCGCAAGCGCGTATAATTAGCAACAAATTAGCTGGCGAATATTTGGCAGCTAATAAAAATAACGACTGGTGTTAAACAACAATTACTAATTTAACTTTAAAAAGGAGCGCAGAAAATGAGGATTTTGAAAACATTTGAAGATTATGACGGGAAAAAATTTATTATACGATTGACGACTAAGAGCAAAAGATATCAAGTGCTGCCAGAAAGATACGATTATAGCAATATGTGCAGCGCGTTGTGTTTTGACACGCGCGTCGATGCGATTAATTATATTAATCGGCAGATTGAGCCGTGGGTTAAGCGCGAACGCGTAAATGAAAATCTCAGAAAACCACACTGGGAAAATTATTATTTAATTTTATCTGATCTGGCAGTTAGAAAATTACGTCATGAGCTACAGGATTTAATCCAGGAGTCTGCTAGATACGATAAATTAGCAGGAGACAGGGTGCGGCATCACGGAGATTGTCAGCACACTAGCACAGCTATTGATCAATCGGCGGACGCTGACGCAGAACGAGACAAAAAAGAATTTGAGTATGAAAAATTAATTTACGATATGGCCTACAAAATAAAGTTGCCGATTGAATTATTCAGATCAGGAAATAAATTTACATTTAATTAATATCAAGGAGTACAAATCATGAACGAGGAATATTGGAATATTTCATTGACCGAATTATTGCAAGAATACAATATCGAGCCGACCAAAGAATTAATTTCTGATATAATAGGTGTTGGAGAAGTTGAACCTGACTACACGCACGTTATGAATAGAAATATAATAAACGAGTACGAGAAAAAGTATAACAAACTTAAAGATCAAATAGAGCGAGAAGTTGATTTGGCATACAGATTTGCAGCAGAATACGGCTATACAATAACACCGATTTCTGATAACACAATATCAGTTTTTACAATTAATTAGTCAACTAAACAGGAGTACAAATTATGACAACTTGTGATCATTGCGGAAATGAAAATTTTGAAGCAGAAGGAGTACAAATTATGGATAAAGAAACTTTCCCGTTGGAAATTTACAAAGACATAAAAAAAGATCTCGAATCAAAAAATACACAAATATTTGATCTAATAAAAGAAAATTCTGAATTGACATCAAAAATCATTGTTCTTGAGTATAAATTAAAAATAAATGATAAAATTGATGATTTGATTCAAAAATTAATTAGGGAATATATTTAGGAGTACAAATTATGAACTTTACACCAAAACAATTACATTTGCTATTAACAGCACTAAAGGAATACGCTAATTATGATCTCGACTTTGATGATTACGAAAAAAGCAAAGAGGATTTACTAGTAAAAATAAAATGTATGATTTTACAAGAAGAGGAAAACAAATCCTGAACACAGATAGATTTTTAACAAGAGTTTGGGATGCAGAAGAAAAGCGGATGATTTATAAACACAAAGCTTTTATTTATGATAAAGTTATGTATGCATTTGAAGGTGTATCTAATGATGCCATTATTGCTAGCAAAGGTAATCATATAGTTATTATTGAACCTGAGAATCGCTTCATCATGATGCAATGCTTGGGTTTACCTGATAAGAAAAAGAAATTGATTTATGGCGGCGATATTGTTGCAACATCAAATAATAAATATCTGGTTTATTGGGATGAGGAATCGGCTGCTTTTTGGTTTAAACGTTTAGATAATGAATGTGAGCTTTTAATTTTTGATTTTAATTGTAGTTGTGAAATCGAAATCATCGGCAATCAATTTGAACACCCAGAATTATTGGAGGAAAGACAATGACTAAAAATATAGGAAAAGAAAAATGTCCGACATGTAATCAAGAAAGAAAGTTGTATCAAATTTTCCTGGATGGGCGAAATAGAAAAACTGGCGCAAAAAGGAGCTTGGCTGGTTACGGGTGCAAAGAATGTATACACGAACAGATTATAAAAACATACGGAAAAGACGAATCGCTTTTTATATTAGGTGTACATGACCCTGATGCATCATTTTAAAGAACATACTTAACAATAACTAAGGACATACAATGAAACAACGTAAGATACCAATTTATCATAAAAAAAATGGAAAATTAACAAGGACTTTTTTGACGCAAGATAAGCAGCGCAAGCAAGAAAGTTTTGGTTTAGCAAGTCAACTAACAGATGAAAAAATGAATAATAACAAATCATCACATTTTATAATAGAAAACTTATTAAATAAAAGGTAATTATGAAGAACCAAAAATTTGAAGATGCTGAAAATGTTACGATATCGTTAGAAGATTTTATTAAATATAAAGAGATTTGGACTAATAAAGCTTCGTTTGAAATTAGACTAGACTTAAAAAAGTTTCGAGAAAAGTATAATTTGACGAAAGAACAAGTAAGCAAAATAATTGATCGTAGCATTTCTCAAATTAATCGCATCGAAAACCAGGACTTTAATACATCGCAAGATGTTATTTTTAGATTACAACAATGGGAGCAAAACGGGGAGAAGTAAAATTATGAATAATGACCCAAAAAAA